CCTTCTTCTTAGACTTGAGACGCTCTCTTGCTTCAGAACCTGCGTCTCTTTCCCCGCCACCACCAGAGGAAGAACTGCTACTGGAGGTGCCTCTGGTATCCTTCAGCAGTGCGTCTAACTTACCACCTGTACCATCGTCATCACTCTTAGGTGCTTCTTTCTTCTTCTCGGGACGAGACATTGCTGCACGCTTCGACTTGATACGAGCTGCTTCAAACTCACCCTTGGCATGACCAGCGGCACGAGCACCTGCACCAATTGCCTTCTTAGCAGCACCCTTGACGCCTGCCTTGACTACACCTGCTGCTTTCTTAGCAGCACCCTTCATACGCTCCATGCGCGATCCTTTCAACTTCTTAGCAGCATCCTTGGATGACTTCACTGCAGAATCATAATACTTGTCACTTGCTTCATCCAGAAGTTCTACTGCTTCCAGTTCTTCACAGATTTCTAGCAGATCCTCTTCATCGACAGCAAGTTCTTGAATTGCTTCTACAAAGAAGTCAACCAGTTGCTGATCGGTCAGAGCATCAATCTCTTCTTGATGAAGAACCAGTTCCTCTAGTTCTGCCAGAGAGAATGCAAATGCTTCCTTACGGGTTTTTGCCTTGACTTTACCGCCCTTAGACTTACCAGGAACAGATCCGCTAATGTATCGAGCAGGAGCTCTCTGTAAAAGTGCATGGTTGGTAGTAAATGTTTTACCACCACCAGCACTAGTTCTGCTGCCAGTAAGTCCAAGGGGATTACCACCACCAGTTTTAATACCCATTTGACTACCACTCATTCCCATATTTCTCATCATACTGATAGGCATCATCTCATCGATCTGCTCCTCTTCCTTCATATGATCGGCAGCCTTGTAGAGAGGTTTGCCGTCCTTACCCTTCATACCTGCTTTATAGTTCTGGTATGCTTTAGTATTACCTTTCTTGTCAGCATTGGTGACGGTGTACGCTTCTTTAGCAATCGCCGCCTTTACTGTCTTGCGTCGGTTCTTAAGATAAGAGTCGCTGCTATCTACCTTCCCGTCATTATTAACGTCGTCGTCTTCTTTACCAACGGGATCTAATTTTTTCTTTTCGTCGAACTGCTGCACCTTTTTAAGTGCATCAGACATATCAGGTAAATCGTTTAAGTTCATCTTACTTGGTAACCTTGTCCTTTTTATTTATCTTGCGAATGAATTCACCAGGGGTGAGTTTTCTCATGTATGTATCTAATTCTGTAGTTCCAACTTCACCTGCTGGTGTGTAATCAAATCCAAATACATCATTTTTCTCTATCAGGTCTTTCAACCAGGAACGAAATACATTATCATGCTCATCAATATAGATGACATAATTGCTACCACAACTAACGACTTTACCAAGGATCCCCGTGTTAACATTTTCTACGAAAGTTCCAACTTCAAACATACCTCCAGAGAAGTATGCTTCGCGTAAACCTGTTTCGTCCAGTTTTGGTGCAATCTCATAGAGGTAATAGGATGCTTCAGCGAAATCTTCATAAGACTCTTCAACTTGCATTGCAGTTCGGAGAGTTAAGTATAATCCCTCTCGATCTTTCTTGGATAATCCTTTACCTAATCCGTCACTAAATGTTTCAAAGTCACCTTCTACTGCTGCCTTACGCATCTTAGATGCAGACATACCCTCCACACCATCAGCATCAGGATCACGTCCACCTGCAGATGTTACTTTGATATCATCGAATGTGTATAACTTGCCGTTGTATTTTGTTGCGAGCGAATTGAACTCAGAAACCCTGTCGCCTCCCACCACAATATTAACTGAGCTATACCCGTCAGCATCGAGGGCGCTGAGAACATCAAAAATAGTACGCATATCGTCGCTATCGACAATCGCGTTAGAGTGATCAGGATACGACGCACGCATATATTTAATTTTCGTCCCTGGGTCCAGGGGATTCTTCTTAGGATCCTGCGACCTTGAGGGGTATATTCTATACTCTCCTCCACTTGATTTTGCCTCTTTTGCTACTGTGTCCAGAAGCTTCTCGTGCCCAACAGTAGGTGGATTAAATCTTCCAAATGTAATAGATATTGCGCCTTTATCGACCGCACCCGAGCCATCTGCAGTTTCTTCTCCTCCATTCTGCTGCGATACCTCTGGTTGTTGTCCTGGTGATAGTTTTACAAGCTTTCCATCCTTACTCATATGGGTTACATTCCCCGAAGGGTCTGCGTATCTACCGTAACCAATATGCTTAAGGTTTAATTTTTCTGCAGACTTTGCTGCGAACGATCTTTCGGCTTCGTTTAGAAAAGCACTAAACTTTTTCATTCGTCCAATTTTTACTAAGGTTGAAGTTTGCTTTACTAAAAGTCAGTCGGTCTACCAGTTTTACTGGGTTGTCAGAAACAGTTACAAACCCTTCGTGCTGAGAAGGTTGTCCATCGATGTAGCAATCAACTGTTCCATTAACAACAATAGCATCGAGTAGACGCTGTTTCAGTTGGAAAATCATGTGCCACACTTTAAGTGTTGTCACGTTGACTTCACATTTATATTTATCATCTAACGTAGAGTAGATTACGTCAGGACTTGGAAGAGATCCAGCACGAATAAATTTGTTGATATGCTTGAGAATATGAGGACGTGCCTTCTCGCTAGGCACCTTGCAACGGGCAAGACGATACATGAATTGAACCCAGTTGAATCCTACCTTCTTACGGAGCACTGCATGTGCTTCTTCGGGTCCTAGGAACTGAGTGCCAAATGCAGAAGGAATACTAACGCCGCCCCGCCCCACAGCATTCGGAGAAATTTCGTCATAGTAAGTATGTGGAGCAAGGATAATATCGCGACGAGTTTTAGAGGGAAAGCGATACTCCACAGTATTAGGGCAGTAAACACTGCCCCCACCGACCCCGATCCAATCAGCTTGGATAATGCTAGAGAGGCGAGGCAGATGGCGCAGACATAAACGAAGGATGTCCGCAACAGCCCCCTTATAATATTTGTCGATGTCTTCTTGGTCGTAGCAGATTTTGACTTTGACTTTGTTGAAGACTGACTTTGTTCCCACGAAAAATTTGCCATTACGAGGATCAGTACCGAAAACAATAGCAGGAGCACCGTCCCACTTTACAGAGAGACGAACACCAGAATAGATCTCACGGAGAGCATCGAGCAACTGACCACGACCCGTGAAGATGAGATCTTCCAGGTGATCTAGGTGAGTGTTGGGCAAGGATTCCTCTGTCTCTATGCCATTATTATAGCATCTCAAAGTTGATTCACACATGATTATAGACAGTTCTCAAAGTGTCTCGCCCAGGAGTTCTGCCATGAGCTTCTGCTTCTCAATATAGTTTCTAACGTAAGGACTACCGTCGTTTTTAAATTCTTGTTTCACACGAAATTGAATCAAGGGTTTACCGTCACTCTCAATTAATATTGTAGGAAGATTACTCTTACCCCTTACAATCTTCGATTCATATTTTTTCCCCTTTATTCTATTATAGATATCGTCGAACTTATAAACCTTTGCTCTATTTTGACCGACCTGTAAAAGTGTCACATTTTCTTCATTCAAGGTAGCAAAATAATTAATTGCGTTCGCTAAGTTTCTAAGAATTTTATCTGGTTGGTCTTGTAAATCTCCATTCAATTTTCTATTGACAAATTCATATACTAAAGAAACTGCTTCATCAGGTTTCTTTTTCATAAACATCAAATCTGTGTACTTCTCCTCAAGACCTTTGATAGAAGCATCGTAACCAAATAATCTACCCCAAAGATCTTGCTGTTTAACAAACTCAGCACCCGATACCTGACCAAACTGTTTTACATCACCTGCCTTCAAAGAAACTAAAATATCAACAGGCATCAACTTACCTTTGTCATTTGTAATCTTTACACTAACGTCAACTTTTGTAGAGCGTTGACCACCAAGACCATCAGATAATACTTCAATTTTATCATATCGATTGTTCTCATAAACAAGTTTAGACCACTTGGTTACGTTAGGACTATTAGCATACTTAACTGCAGACTCAACATATTCTTTCAAGAGATTTTCATTACCCCTAGAAAGTAACGCTACCATATTAACTTCCGCCAGAGAAATAAACAACCTGACATCATCCATAATCTTAGGATTTAAATTAGCAGACTTAAATGTCTTCTCAACTTGCTTACCTTTTTTACCAGGATAGTTTGTTGGTGCTCCCATAGATCTTAAAACACCATACACTTGCCGCGCAGTAATATTTCTATTCTTGTATATAAACCTAGCACAAATGGCAGCACCAACAACACCCTCCGCCATGTCACCAAGGTTATACTTGATGTTGGGTTTGTTGAGACTACCAATTCTAATTTCTGTATTTCTGCTATCAGTTGTTTGAAGAACAATATTGAGAGCATCTTTTTGAGTTCTACTACCACCCATACCCAACTGAAGAAATGCTTTCACTGCTTCTTCGTTTTCAGGACCTTTCTTTAGAGTATAAGTTTTAGTGGCAGTAGAAACTCTGCCACTATTAATTGACTCTACAGTTGGAATAACATATTTACTTAACTGACCAGGAGATGTACTAGAGAGAACTGCCATATCCTTTTTGACTATTTATTAACTGTGAAGAGTTTTCCATACTGCCTCAATATGCATGTTACCCTTAAAGTAACCAGCAACGATCACACTAAGTGTCGCTGCTATCACTCCCAGAAACATCAGACTCGGAACTATCGGGTTCTTCGGTAATGTCGGATTCAATAATGTATCGTCGGGTTCTTTTTCCTGTGTGGTCAAGGGTTTCGGTTCGATACCATCTTCCATCAACCAGCTCCGCTATGCTCGTCAGAAGATTTTCCGCTATCGCTTTGTTGCTCGCTTGCTTCCACCTTGGAATGATGTTGGAGTCGTTCTGGGTCATCGTTAATAGAAGGAACAGTTGGGTTTCGTGAACGGTTTTTGATTACAATAAATGCATCTTTGTTGTACTTACGGGTGCCTTTCTTAGGTGCCCACTTAGTGCCAGCACCATCAATCATATAGACTGACGTGCCGCCAACCTCTACAACTACATCATCATAACAATCCCATCCAAGTTTTGCAATAGTATCTTTGATGTCATCATGCAATGCTTTCATCACAGCAGCAGATTTGCGACTTGCAATCAGAGAGTCATCCATGACGTTTTCATCAGGTTCAAGATTCCCCACCATTTTCACCCTCCTCTTTTTTGTTAAATCCAAATGGTCCTTCTTTTTTCTCTAATGCAAGTTTCAGTGCAAGACCACCTACTGCTTCCATTACTTTCAAAACTTGCTCGGGTTTTGCATCTTCACCAAGTTCATTAGCAACATACCAATACTTTGGCCAAAATGTTTCTCCTGCTTTTTGATAGTCTTCAAGTGTTAGTAGTTTCATTTACCGACTCCATAATCACCACCTTTTTTAGCATTCTTTTTTTCAAGTTCACGAATAGTTTCATGCAACCTTGCTACTGCTTTAGTAACTTCAGGAGTTTCATCCCATTCCCAGGTGTCGCTACCAATAGTTGTTGTTCGTTTAGTCATGAATTTCCTCTCGGTTGATAATTTCTTGTAGACCATGTTGAATCATTGCTTGAACTTGCTCCTCAGATAGTCCTTTGAAGATAGAATATCGAGGATCATTTTCATCCCATTCTACTGTAAATGTACCGTCATCATTAACATCGACAGTCAACCCATCGAAAGAAGATTTCTCTTCAGTCATACATCTCCTGCTTTACGGTTTTCAGAGAAGTGAACATCAAAGGCACCATCAGGATAACGAGATGCAAGTTTCTCAACATTCATCTCAATAATTTCATCGAGACAAGTTTCTAGTCCCATACATGCCTGCATGACATACCACATGATGTCGCCAAGTTCGCGCTTCAGATGAAACAGATTATCTTCATTGACAGGTTTGCCTTGAAAAACAATCTTCTTTACCACCTCAGTGAATTCACCTGCTTCAGCAGACATTCCTACAGCAGCAGTAAGCAGTCGCTCGGAAGGAAATCCCTGACCTTCAAGCTCTTGAAGACGATAAATGAATGCTTCGTGTTCTTTGCTTTGAAGCGACGTGACCGCATTGACAAATGATGCATACTTAATTGGATCAATCATACTTTAGATCTTGAAAGGTTTTCTTTGCTGTGAATCGTTTTACGAGATCGACTTTCTCGCTTTCCTGCCCAGAATCTTGAAGATCATCCTGAGCAGATTCCTCAACATCATACAGCCTCATCTTCGCTCTGTCAATACCTAAACAGAACCTTTTGTTCATTGTCGGATCATTGTATCTGTTCTTAAGTTGCTTGACCATGATTTGATTCATACCCTCAAGTTCCTCAGTAGAGATAAGGGCAAACATAAGATCAGCAGTAGCAGGCAACCCAAAGGACTCACTAGTATCAGTAAGGTCCACATCAGTGCTACCATAACCAGAACGAGTGGTCTGGGTGGCAGATACGATAGGGACCTTGGCTTCGCAAGCCAACCCTCTAAGCTCCTCTGCAATAGACTTAATATAGCTATATGAATTGACAGTGCCGCCCTGGCGATACCGTTCGGAAGCACATATATTAAGGTAATCAACAAAAATAATGTCAGGTCTAAATGACTTCTTAAGTGAGAGATCGCTGAGGAGAGAACGGAAGTGTCCAACGTGAGCACTTGCAGTGGGATACTCTTTAATTATAAGTTTGCCCTGTGTCTTTTTACCAAGATTCTTGATCTTGTTTTGAAACATTGACTTAGGCATATCAACTAGTTTCTGAATAGGAACATTCAGGAGATTAGCATCAATACGTTCAGCAATCTTTTCTTCTGCCATCTCACAAGTAATGTACAAAACGTTCTTACCTTGGAGCAAAGCAGCAGCAGCAACGTGACACATGAACAAAGACTTACCAACACCTGTGCCTGCCAAGGCAACATTAAGAGATTTATTAACAAGTCCACCTTTGGTAATCTTATTGAAAAACTCTAGATCAAAAGGAATCTTATCTTCCTTCTTATGATAAAAATCAAAACGCTCTTCGGCGTTTGTCATATAATCATGACCAATATTTTGGTCAAAGGATACGCCTAGTGCCTCCGAAAGAATCGAAGGAATAGCACCTTTATCCCTTTTGGTATCTTGACCGTCAGCAATCTTGACAGATTCCATAAGAGATAAGTAGATCGCACGCTCTTGACACCACTTCTCCGTAGTATCAAGGAGCCAATCGTGGTCTGTGGGATCATCGGAAAGGACATTTAAAACTTGAATAACATCTTTGAACTGATCTTCATTTAAGTCGGTTCGTTCCTGACATTCTATACCAATTGCGTTGAGAGATGGTAACGCATCATACTGTGTGATATATTCATGAATCTCCAAAAAGATAACCTTATGAGATCTGTCTGTAAAATAATCTACCTTCAAAAAAGGTAAAACTTTTCTTGCAAAAGCATCATTGTAGATGAGATTGCTCAGGATCGTGACTTCTAGATTCATTGATAGTGCAGATAAGTTCCTACGATATACTTGTCATTTGAAACAGGAGATTTTCCTGCATGTCTGTACTGCCAAGTGGGTGGGAATACCAATACTTTACCACACTCAGGTTTAATTGAGTAGTTTAATTTAGGAAAGTCTGTTTCTCCACCTTCAGCAACATCATTCAAATATAAGAAGATGACTAGAAATCTTTTTGCAGTAGCATGGTCTCCAACATCGACATGGGGTTTGAATTGATCATATTCATTGTTCTCATATTTTTTCATACGGAACTCTTCATACCCATACTTTGAAGGGAAGTCTGGAATCATGTCAACATCGTTGACATATTTTTCTAAGACAGGAATGAGATCCTGACTTAGTTGTGCTTGAATCCCCATCCAAAGAGGATCCTGAGACATGAATGCCTGAGAGATATTCAGTTCCGAGAAGGAAGGTCGCTGCTCTCTATCAAGATAGACGCTGTTGGATTTTGAAAACGCTTCAATTGTAGCGTCACAAAAATCTCTAGTAAAAACTGAATCATAAGTTTTGATGTAATCTTTAAGGTCAGTTCCCATAACGGAACTCCTGAGCCGCTGCTTCATCCAATGCTTGCATCACTTCGGGGGTGAAATACTTCTGCGGATCAGAGAGAATAGACTTAGGATAAACAGTAGATTCACCAACGACGATGCGATTCCCACGCTTGGTGAAGACTCCGTATTTCTCACCCAATTCCAGTAGTCCGTAATACCTGTCAAGTCCACGGTCGTAATAAAGACGTGTTTCAACTTGCGAGTTCTCCTTTGTTAGTCGAGATTTTTGTGCTTTGCATTTGATAATATTGCCAACAACCTCTGTACCGTCCTTTTCCTTCTTCTTTGATAGATATATAATTGTTGATGAAGCGTACTTGAGTCCACTTCCACCTCCCATTTCTTTTGTGGGAATATAACTTCCGATTACATCATATGTATGATTAGTAACGAGCATTGGGACGTTTGCTTTACCTAATTTGAGCGTTAGCACACGGAAGGCACCCTTGATCAACTGACTCTTAGTCATGTCACGAACCTGCTTATCCGCTGCAACATCAGCGATCTCCTTCTCTGTAGAGAGCATACCCAGAGAATCCAGGACAAACATCAGAGGTTTACGATCCGCAACATCTTGTTCCATATATTTGTCGAGAATACGACAGGACTGAGTTCGGAATTGTTCGATGGTTGCAACAGGCACAATCATCATACGATCAGATGCAATGCCACGGTCTTCAATCATCTGCTTAGAAATAGCAGACTCAGATTCAAAATAAATTACCCCAGCATCGGGATTGCTGTCAAGAAAATGCTGGACAATCCCAAGACAAAAGAAAGTCTTGCCAGTAGAAGACTCACCAGCGATAGCGGTGATCTTATTTGAGGGGACACCTCCATAGATTGAACCGCTAACCAAAGCATTGAAAATGTAACTACCAGTATCAATGAAATCAGAAGTGTCTCCTGCTGCGACACCATCACTGACAAGTCCTGCATACTCATTACCAATCTCCTTTGCTACATCCTGTAGAAAATTCACTCTTTAACCTCCA